TCTTAACTCGTCAATTGCGCCGCTCAGTATTTGCGTCGGGGCATATGTGTCAAATCCAGAAGAAGAATGTGTGGAGCCGGATCCAATGTGGAGAGGACTGTTTGAGAAATCAATTTGTCCAAACTCGCCTGATGCAGAAGATGTAGCTTGCAAGATTGCATTTCTATAAAGCTTTATTTTTTGCGCCCCAGGATCTCTGTCAAATGTTGCAACAATATGTGACCATTTCCCCTTCGGGACTATCATCGAAGCACTGAGCCCCATCGAAGCAGATGATATGTATACCTGAATCGTTTGATCTGTTGTGCTAGCTGATCCTGACGATGCTAATGTAATGCCATTATGAGACCCAGAAAGCTTTTGAAGGATTACATACTTGTCAGGTGCAGTAACCGGTGCATAAAACTGCATCTCAAAGGATATTGAGTTTAAAACAGGATCAAGGATGCTTTTTCCTGTCTGGATACGTGATAAGGTAGGAAAATCAGTACCGGCAAAATCCTTTACAGTGACAGGGCCGGTTGCAGAAGAAAATCTTGCAAAGTTTTTATATTTAGGAAATTTATCATAAACATGCTTCTCAAACCCAGTTAAACTCTGTAAAAATGCATCAATTTCAGTTATTGTTCCATCAAATGGGTATTCGTTGATAATTCTCTGAAATGCCACATTGACGTTCGATTCAGCTGAGTTAAAAAATGTATGATTTTCAAACTTTGAAAAATCAAGTGGAATTTGCTGTGTACTTTTTAGTGGTGAACCAGGAGAATCAAGTTTAAAGCTGGCTGAAGATGCTACATTCATATCATCAATATCAGATAATGTCAACTGTGTATAGCTTTCTACTTGTTTTGACTGCTGACCTCTAGCAACAGAAGGATCAAACAGAGATTGTAGGTTTTGTATATCCTTGAGTGCCACTAGACCACCTTAAATGCGCTTTTACTCTCAATTATTTCAACTTCACCGCTGTCAACAATTTTAAAGTCAAACACATAAGAGCGACCCTTATAAAGGGTTGACATATCAAAATCAAAATAAAGCCCTTCGCTGTCTGATGATAATCTTGTGCCATTATTTTTTTCCATAAATGGAATAATTGTTTTTCCGGAAACCAAATCCTTAACCCTATAATATATCTTTGAAACAACTGTTGACTTCTTTCTAAACGGAAAGCGGGTTGACTTAGGCTGTTCATTGTAATCAACGACGAATGTACGAAGCTTTACACTTTCGCTATGACCATATTCACTAGCCAAATTTGTCATTCTAACGCCGATGTCTTTTGGCACCTGGTTAAATGCAAACCTAACAGGAGCGTTAACGGTAAGTGAGCCGGTATGGTATCCTACAGTATAATCAGCAGATTGCCAGAATGTTGTAAATGTTATGCTTCCGCTGTCTCGTACGAAATCTGCAACCGTGGAAGAACCGTTCACCGCAGTTGTATCGCCGCCCCATAGTGCAAAAGATGCAGAATAAACACCGGTAATATAGTTGCTTAAATTACCCTTTGTCACATGTTGACTTGCTGATATAAATTTTGAAAATGACCCTGATTTAAGCTCAACGTTTAAGCAGCTTGATCCTGAAACTGCTTCTAGTTTTGATCCGCTTCGGATGTGCGCTGGTTTCCCTCTTTCAAATGAATTAAGGAATATAGACCCGCTTAAGTCAAAATAGAAGGACTCATGATGATCGTGAATAGAATCATCAAAACTAATTCTTAATCTAGGCTGCAAAAAGACATTTCTAGCCTGTGATGATCCAAACCTTTTTACAAACCTAGTTTTGCCATCAGTCTCCTCGCTACCTGTAAAGCTTAGTCTGAACCCATGATTTGTAAATTGCCCTGCTAAACTGGCAGATACAATCTTTGTTACATCAATTGATAAATCTTCATTGCCATTTTTAAACAGTTGTTTACATTCAAAATTTAATGTGCTGACTTCACCGTTAATATTACCACTAGCGTAGTAGTCAAGAGGAGCAATCGAAGAATTTCCAAGTGCAGAGCCTGATGAATTGCAACCTCCTGATGTCCATAATGTTGCAGTGCCACCGGAATAGCTGCTTGAATAATAATTTGCAATGTCTAAATCTCTAAATGCTGCAACATCACGCCCATTACCTTCATCAAATTTCTTAGCAAGAGGAAAGACTGATAACGTAAAATTTGATGGTGTTCCTTGGCCGCCCATCACATCAAACATCAATAGCTCTGCCTTAAATGACGAATTTGAAAAATCGACTTTAGACATTGTAAGAGCAGTTATAGGTGAATAATCAAACTTGATTAACCCTGTTGATAGTTCAGTAGGGTTTGAAACACCTGTCAGTGAGGATTCATTATAAAGTTTAAATAAATCAATAGTTCCTGCGCGCCCAACATTTGCATCTGATGCAGAAAATGAATTATTAATAATTTTATTTGCAATGTATGTATCAGAGCTGGCGGTTAGTTGTAATATCATAGCACATTTCCTAATATGTCAGTGTTTGGAAACTTCAGCTCAAAAATACAACTTGCAGGTGGTACCACCAATCCATTTAGCATATTTTCGTTTAGATCAAATATCTCAGATGAATATGATATATCACCGATTAATCCAAAAAAGTTTATAAATTTAAGAGAAGGTAGCGCTTGCACACCTTGCGTATTTAATATTGCTAATGTGATGTTAGACTCAACAATTGGTTCACCAACCTGAAACCTTGAAACGTCAAGTAAGCTTCTTAAATTGTTAATAACGCGCTGAACTGTTGCAATTTTATTGGCATTTGGTCTTACTCTAATTGTAAACTCAACTCCAAAATTGATGATCGATGCATCCTTTACATGAATTGATTCGCTGATAAGCCTAAATTCATTTAAATAATTTCTCAAATTTAGTTTAAGGGTGTCTGATGCGGCCGCAAGGTGTCCATCAGAGTCTCTACAAATTATAGATAAATCGCTAGATAATGTATTGTCAATAGATGGGGTTACACCGGCCCTGTACACCCTACCAAATGTATCTGGAAGTGTATATACCCTAGCCAGTAAATCTTCCCTGGTCACAATTCTATTTTGCGCATTTTGGGCAGAAGGTATTTTTGCACGTAAATCTTCAACAGATAATGCATCATCACCTCCAGTCGCCGGCGTCAAATTTGTGACCTTAAGACCGGCCTTAACAGAAGTAATTTGGGTTGTTGTGGCACTTGCGGGAAACAAGATGTTTAATGTACTTAATTGATTAATTGCACCTGAGCCTACATTTGTATTAAGACCCCCACCGCACATATATTCAATAGTTATTGTAGTTCCTGTAGGAGAGACCCCTAACGAATTTGACCTTAATAAATCATTAGGGTCTATAGAAAATTTCTTAAAAGTTGTTGTTCCGACAAGGGGAAGTGCCAATTCAGATGGGTCGGATATTACATCATCCTGAACTGATTTTCCGTTGCCAGAACCGAACCTTATTGTTGTTAGTCTAGTCGTTAAACTAGTTGATACTGTAAACCTGTAAGGGGCAGGTATAACCTCCAAACTTGCAGATGCTTTGGATGAATCAATTGGAGCTTGTGTAGATACTCTTCTAAATACAGTGTCTTGGCTAAGGTCATCAACCTCATAATAGTCATTCTCGCTAGTATCAGTTACAGAACGAATAACTGAAACATCTCCGTTATTTAATGTAATTGTCTTAAACGGTACGTATTTGTTTGATAGTGCAAAGGTCTCCGTTACAAGTCTACCTGCAGAAACTTGAATATCCCTTATCACGTCGAAGGTTGCTGGTGATCCATCCGAATTTGTTGTAGCAATAACAGTGCTACCAAGAAGTTGACCTAAAAAATCCACGTCTGCATAATCAATGTCTTGTACGGTCACAAATTTTGTGCCGTTTGTTGCTATAAATTCTGTCCCAGTAAATATTTTTGGTAACTGATTAGTATCTGGTGAGTATTGGCCGGCCGAGTTGACTGCGTCTACTGTGATTGTGACGCTAACTGTGGTAGATGCTGGCGCCTTTCCCCTAACGGTGACACCTGCATTTCTAAGATGCGTCTCTATATTTGGCAACTCTATTGCCCGGGCAAAATTAAGCTCATTAAACTGATGATCGAGATAGAATGACATCGTATCCCCAACAATTGCAGCAAGATCTACAAGCAAACCGCCCATCGACGCTTCAGAGAAGTCCTGGATCTTATCAGGAAAAAATATCCTTGCGTATTCTATTAATTGAGCTCGAAATCCATCAAAATCTCGAGCCAAATAATTTTTTTGTCTTTGGTTTCTAAATTTGTTAGCCACTATCATCCACCTGTGTACAGAATTACTTCAATCTTTTTTTCAATGATATTTAATCTAGGAATTGCATATGTTATCCTAATCCCCGACTTTGCCAACACTCTTTCCCCTGAGTTATCACTAAATGTCTCAAAAGTAAGAGGTTCAATAAACGGCATATATTTTGAGATTGCATTTTTTATCCTGATAATTGCTTCTTGATCAAAGTCATTCTTTCCTAAATCAAATACCAGCGGCCTAAGATTTGCGCCGAAGTCATAAAGACCTACTCTTTCGCCATGATTTGTAAGTAAAAGATTCCTAAAATTATCTTGAATATTTTTAACCGGATCAGTATGCATTGCAAATAGTCCATCGGCATTAGAAAATTGTACCGGAGTTTTAATCCCAATCGGAAGAACACGGTTGACAATTTTTTTCTGTGCACTACTCTCCGCACCGGTCATGCCAACCGACTTAAAGTCATAAACTTTTCTGGATCCAATAGGTATAGTTCACCTCAACGTATAAGTATTGCATACCCGGAGCGCTTACTGTGTACTTTCGCTAAGACCATGGGATAGGTGGGCCACCCACTGATGGTGTTGCGGTACCGGTAGCAAACCATGCATATATTAATGCACCAATCGCTGATTTTGCAGATTCAGCATCAGGATATAGAACACCCGGCGGGAGTACCATGGCGGAAAATGGAACCACTGGCGGGATGCCAATAAATGAAGGTGCCATTCCTACCGCTATTAGCCCGCCAAATGCTATCATAGGCGCATCAAATACACCTGTAGCGCCTGCAGCCAGACCTAAAGGTAGTGTTCCAATCAACAATGCTTCTAATGCTGCCCCTGCGCCTTCAGCGGTACCAGGCATTAGAGGCGCGCTTACTATGCCTGAAGCATAATCACCTAGTGCCGTTGCCCATACAGAAGCAATTTCTTCATTTTCAGACGGAAGGTCGTCTAAAAAGCTTAAATCAGGACCGGTTGGCGACAAAGGCATTATTTTGTTCTGCCAACAGAACTTAGCATTGTCGATAACTTTGACTTAATTGACGTAAAGGCCGCTGCATTTGCAGGAGGGCCTGAAGGACCGGTACCGGTCGGAACAGTTATTTGCCCTATAGCGTCCAACGTTTCTTCTAAAAGACCCTGTAACGTCTCACCCATTACTAAGTGATCAGCGCTTGAGTCATTTCCAATTAAGACTTGCTTATCATCAGTTGCTCCAGACCCAATTGAGATTTTAGGCCCGTCAATCATAATTGAGCCATCAGGCTGGATTATAATAACAGCTCTATCTGTCCCATCTTCACCCTCTTTGATGATCTTAATAGAACCATTGATAGCATTTCCAGAATCCTTTCTAGCAACAATCCTGATCTCGTCTGACTTAACAATGACATATGGACTATCAGAAACAGTTGCAACGTTGGTACCATCTATTGCAGGATATGTTAATCCTAGATTTTCATCTCCTGATGTGTTCATGGAAACGTAAACACGGCTTGAATCAGTTACAAAGTCTGGATCACCTTCAACCGGATTAACAAAATATTTATCTGTTTCTTGTTCACCGCGGGTATTTTCTACAATACGCGGAGCAGTACCGGGAGGATCTTCATTTGGAGAAGATAGAAATCTACCTCTTCCTGCAACTATGTCGATGCTTCCAGCTAGCGCCTTAGCTGGATCTTCTTCTACCGCAAGTGCATTGCTAACCAAAGAGTCACTTGGGGCATCATTAGACCCCCACCCCCTATCACCACCAAGCAGAATTGTCGCATT